ATTCAGGGTTGCGGCGTCGCGGGCAACGCAGGCGGATCGTCTGCCGGCGGCGCGGCGTTCCTGGGCGTCGGGTTTACGTCGGCACAGTGCTACGATTTTATGCTCGCACAGGCGTTCGCGTCGGTCGGCGAGCACCAAGCTGCGTGCGCCGTGTTGAACGTCTCGAGGGCGGGCCGGAGAGCCGCAAAGCGGGGCGTAGTACTGCCGACGTGTACGCCGGTCGCGCCGGTCGTGCTGGCTGCCCCGGCGCCAGACATGTCGGCTTACGTGACCCGTGACGAACTAGCTGAGCGAGAGCGCCGGCAGTTGCAGCGCCGACTGTCGAAGTAGCAGAAGTCATGAGCAAGACGGTAGAGATGAAGCGGGTATGGGCAATGCCAAACAGCGACACGTTCACTGTCCCGCCCATCGGTGAGTTTGTTCAACGCTACCTTGCCCGGTCCACAGTATCGGTGGACCCATTCGCCCGCAACAAACGCTGGGCGACTCACACTAACGACTTAAACCCCGCCACCGAGGCGGAGCACCATATGGATGCACAGCAGTTTCTTGTCCAACTTGCCGCCGATGGGGTCAAGGCTGATCTTATAATATTTGATCCGCCCTACTCGCCGCGTCAGATATCAGAGTGCTACAAGGCCGCTGGGCTGGAAGTTGGAATGAAGGAGACGCAAAACGCTGCGCTGTATAAGCGGGTGCGGGACGCAATCCCGCCGCTTTGCACAGATGATGCGGTTGTCCTTTCCTTCGGCTGGAACAGTGTGGGCATGGGTAAGCGGCACAATTTTGAGCAGCTTGAGATTCTTTTGGTCTGTCACGGTGGGGCGCATAACGACACAATCTGCATGGCAGAACGCAAACGACGATAAAGGAGTTAAGATGGATATTGGAGAAGCGATGGCAGAAGGCTTGCAGATGAGGCTCCGCGCATGGGACGCCTACTATGCCAACCCGAGCAAGGAAACCTGGGCTGTCTACGAGGCCGTGGTTGAGGAGTCGTGGGCGCTGGCGGGTGAGTTTGTCCAGACTGCCGTGGCGGGCCAGTCTTGGCGACGGTTGCCCGAGGCTGAGGTGGCTAACGCGGTTGTTAAGGACGTGGTACGGGTTCCGTTGCGCAAGGAATTATCGAGGGCCGAGTGGCTGGCCTCGTGTGGCGGCCTCAGCGCAGAGACTCCGAACCGCCGCTGAGGCCGCCCGGGTTTCGGGGGAACCGCTTGAGACCAGCGAGTTTCTTGAGACGTTGGCCGGGCTTTATGAGAAGGAGCAGAAGCTATGAGTACGACGGCTGAGGAATTGCTGCGGGAGTGGGAAGTGATAGACGCAGAGTTTGCGGCCTTGGATGACGTGTGGCAGGCGACGGAGCTGCGGTGGAGCATAGCGTGGAGGGCGTACCAATCTGCGCTGGAGAAGGAGCAGCAGGCATGATTTATGGTAGCGTGTGCAGTGGGATAGAGGCGGCGAGCGTGGCATGGCACGGGCTGGGCTGGAAGCCTGCGTTCTTCAGCGAGATCGAGCCTTACCCTTGCGACGCGCTCGCGCACCATTACCCCGGCGTGCCGAATCACGGTGACATGACAAAATTTAAGGAGTGGCCTGATGCAAGAATTGATCTCCTCGTTGGAGGAACCCCCTGCCAAGCCTTCAGCGTCGCAGGACTTCGCGCGGGCCTTGCTGACCCACGGGGAAACCTCGCACTCACCTACCTTGCAATTGCTGAACGCTACCGCCCCGACTGGGTGGTATGGGAGAACGTCCCCGGTGTTTTATCGGACCGAACAGGCGCATTCGGTAGCTTCCTCCAAGGTCTGGCAGAAGTCGGGTATGGGTGGGCCTATCGGATTCTTGACGCTCAATATTTCGGACTGGCCCAGCGACGCAAGCGTGTGTTCGTTGTCGCAAGTGCTAGAGGATGGGCCTGTGCCGCCGCGGTACTTTTTGAGTCCGAGAGCCTGCGCGGGCATCCTGCGCCGAGCCGCGAAACGAGGGAAGGATCTGCCGACGGCCTTGTTGAGCGCCCTGACCGCGGTGGCGGCAACGGCGAAGACGGGACCGGGCGAGGAATTCCGATTATAGCTGGGTGCCTGAATTCCGCTGGCGGTCACGCTGTGCCTGGTAACAGTTTGCAAGACGCAGATCAGGGCTATCTGACCCCCGTTGTATCGCACTGCCTGAACGCCGGCGGCATGGGCAGGATCTCCGCGGAGTCGGAGACGCTGATCCCTGCGCCGGCCCACTGTTTCGACGCGCGGCAAAGCGACGTGATCCAATACGGCAACCTGGCTGGGCCGCTCGATACGAACGGGCATTCTCAGGCGGTGGTCGGAGCGACATCCGTGCGCCGACTCACACCTCGCGAGTACGAGCGCTTGCAGGGCTTTCCTGACGACTACACGCTGCTGCCGTATCGCCGCAAGCTCGCGAAGGACTGCCCGCGCTACAAAGCGCTCGGCAACAGCATGGCCGTGCCGGTGATGCGCTGGATCGGCGAGCAGATAGTGATGGTGGATGAACTGAGGGCGGAGTGGTTCAAGGCGGCGGACGCGGCGGATGCCGCTCTGGCCGTGGCGAACAAGGCGCGCAAGGCGCAGATGGAAGCGTGGGAACCGTACTGGGCCGCTTTGAGGAAGGAACAGCTATGACCGATTCAGCCTACCCGTGGTACTTGAACTGCGCCGGGGTGGACGCGTACAACGACGAGTTGGCGGACGTTGTTTGTCTTGACTTCGAGACCACTAACCTGGAGAAGGGCGACCCGCGAGTCGAGGACAACGCGCTCGTACTCGCGTCGATCAAGTACGGGTCGGGCCCCGTGGTCACGTTCGAGGGTCCGGGGGCCGTCTGTGACGAGTTGCAGCGGCTGGTGGCTAAGGGCAAGCCTACTATCCTCGTTGCCCACAACGCCAAGTTTGAGCTGGGTTGGATGCTCCGGTCAGGTATTCCCATACACTCCCTGCTACCGTGGGACACGATGATCGCCGAGTACGTCATCGCGGGCAATCGCCGGGTTGAGCTGGGACTGGGGGCCGTGGGGCGGCGGTACGGCTATGGGGGCAAAGATCCCATCGTGGATGGAATGATCAGCGGGGGCGTGTGCCCGTCCGAGATCCCGCGACGGTGGCTGATCGAGCGGTGCGAGCGGGACGTGGAGACGACCTACGCGGTCTATCAGGCACAGCGGAAGCTGCTGTACCCCAAGCCGCTGGGGGCTGTCCTGTTTACCCGGTGTATCACGACCCCGGTACTGGCCGAGATCGAGCGGGAAGGTATGACCCTGGACCCGGAGCGGGTGCAAGCGGAGTACACGAAACAAACTGAGGCCAAGTTGGCGGCGTTGCAAGAACTGACGCTGATGACGGGCGGCATAAACCTGAACTCCCGCCCGCAACTGGCCGAGTTCCTGTACGGCAAGCTCAAGTTTGCGGAGAAAACCAACTACCGGGGCGAGGTAGTGCGGACGGCCACCGACAAGCCTATGACAGACTCAGACACGCTGGTATCGCTCAAGGCATCGACCAAACAGCAAAAGGACTTCATCAAAGCCTATGGTCGGTTCGGGGCAGCCAGTGCGGCCCTAAGTAAGAGCCTTGAGTTCTTTCACTCAGTCTGTGAAGTACACGGGGGCAGCTTCTATGGACAGTTCAACCAGTGCGTGACCCAGACCCACCGGCTGTCCAGTTCGGGGCGCAAGCTGTTGTGCCCGGACGGCAAGATGCGAGGGGCACAATTCCAGAACATGCCGCGTGACTACAAGCGCCTGTTCCGGCCCAAAAAGGCCGGGGACAGTTTCCTGGAGATCGACGGGGCACAGCTTGAGTTCCGGGTGGCCGGTCATCTGGGCGAGGACAGGCAAGTTTTCGCTGATGCCCTGAGCGGGGCCGACATCCACAGGTTTACAGCCTCCGTGCTCTCGCGGAAGCCCGAGTCCGAGATCACTAAAGAACAGCGTACAGCGGCCAAGTCTGAGACGTTCAAGCCCATGTACGGCGGGGAGTCGGGCACGGCCCGCCAGAAGGCTTACTACGCGGCGTTCAGGGAGAAGTACAGCGGCGTGTACAACGTCCAGCAGGGCTGGGTGGCCAGTGTACTCAAGGACAAGCAATTAGTGACACCGTGGGGACTGGTGTTCTACTGGCCTGACACGACGATGGATTCCCGGGGGTACGTGCGCAACAAAGCTAACATCTTCAACTACCCGATTCAATCGTTTGCCACGGCTGATATCATCCCGGTGTCCTTGGTGCTGTCGTTCTGGCGGTGTCGGGAGCAGGGGATCAACGTCCGGTTTGTCAACACGGTCCATGATTCGGTGTGCATCGAGGCCGCCCCCGAGGAGCTTGACAAGCTGCGCAAGACTTTGTTAGTCTCATGGCTGGGAGACACGTATCGCTACTTGGATCGTGTCTACGGGATCGAGATGAGGGTGCCCCTAGGCGTCGGGTTGACGACGGGGCGACACTGGGGAGAGGGTGAGGAATCAGCCTACTCCGAAACTTACAAGAGGACTACATTCGATGACTGACTATGTGGGTACGGTAAAGCGGATTTTTCCCAAGACTTGGGCGAACGGCGGGACGTCATTCTCCTTCACGATGGAGGAGACCAACTTCTTCTTCCGGCTGGGGGCCCAGCGGTACGCGGGTGTTGTGGAGGTGGGCAACAAGGTGTCCTTCTCTGCTGAACAGAAGGATGACAAGAGCGCCCAAGTCTCCGGCAAGGTGACAGCGGCGGCTGCGAGCACGCAGGCTCCGGCGTCGGCTACTCCTGGATCTGGGGGTATGGGCAACCGGGACAACTCGATTGTCTACCAGTCATCCCGCAAGGATGCCTTGCTGTTCATTCAAGTGGCCATCGCGGCGGGGGCACTCAAGCTGCCCGCTAAGCAGAGCACAAAAGTTGCTGTGCTTGAGGGTCTGGTGGATCGCTACACGGCGGCATACTTCGAGGACGTGAACAAGCTTGGCGCGATTGGCCGCATGGCGGCGTTCGAGGGTGAGGAGGCTCCTGAGGCTCCTGAGGATGGGGACGAGTCGGACAACGACGAGTAGGGGGGAGGGGGAGCGTGAACAAGACGACAGAGGAACTGCTGGCGGAGTGGCAGACGACATTCGACGCGTTGCGGGCTGCACCGTGGAACGCGCCTATTGCCGAACTGGAGTCTTTAAGGCTGGCGGAGGCCGTAGCGTCGGCGGCGCACCAAGCCGCTTTGAAGAAGGAGCGCAGATCGTGAGAGTACTCGTAGATGCTGATGCCCTAGCCTATACCTGCGGGTTTGCGGGGCAACACGTTGTCTACGACTGGACTCTGACAGACGTGGAGGGGCGAGCGGTCGATGAAGGTGTAACCGGCGACAAGACCGAGCTACAGGCACTTGAGATCGACCGCCCCCTGGGCACGGTACTTTCGGTCGAGAGTATCGTGGTTGCCCAACCGTTGGTCAACGTCCTCGCAATGTGCAAGAACGCCCTCCTCAAGATCGAGGAGGCTATGGACAAGGAGGGGCTGACGTTCAAGAAGCTCGAACTGCTCTTGACGGGTAAGGGTAACTTCCGCGACCAGATCGCTACCATCGTGGGGTACAAGGCTAACCGGGTTGGGGTAGACCGCCCGGTCCACTATAAGGCCATCCGGCGCTACATGGTCGAACGGTGGGGGGCACAGACCGTTCACGGCATTGAGGCCGACGACCAGTTGGCCATTATCGCGGCCAGCGAGGAGTACGACCCGGAGCGCGTGTGTATCGTGTCGATGGACAAAGACTTGGAGACCGTCCCGGGGCGGCTGTACAACTTCAAGCGCCTCACCATGCGGATACTTTCAGAGCGGGAGGCGTTGGTCAACTTCTACCGTCAGATCCTGACGGGGGACGTTGTGGACAATATCAAGGGATGCTACAAATGCGGAAAGGTAAGGGCAGAGCAGGTAGTCCACGAGGGGCTGGAGGAGGAGGCGATGTACCGAGCCTGTCTGGCCGAGTATCAGGAAAGCCTAAAGCGAAAAGGGTGCTTGTACGTAAACCTCGGAGCCGAGGCCGCGTTGCTGGAAAACGCAAGGCTGTTGCACATGCTCCGAGCACCGGGGGTCCAGTGGCTCCCGCCTTCCGCTCGGGTTACGAGCGCACAGTTGCGGCTTGTCTGACCTCTCTGGGGATACCGATTGCCTACGAGCTTGCCAAGTTCAAGTTTTACGTGCCGGAGACAGGGCGGCTGTGCGCCCAGTGCGCCGGTACGTCGGTAGTCAGGATAAGCACGTACATGCCAGACTTCAAGCTCTCGGAGTTCGTGTTCTTGGAGGCCAAGGGCAAACTGACGGCGAGCAATCGTCGGCGCATGGTCGCCTTCTCGGAGCAGCACAAGGGCGTGAAGTTGATCTTCATGTTCCAGCGGGACAACTGGCTCACGAGCAAGAAGCTCGGGAAGTACTCGGACTGGGCCAAAGCTAAAGGGTTCCCCTACGTTGTAGGAGACCGCATTACCAGAGAGTTTTTAAGCAAGGAAGGTGTATCGTGCTGATAGGACTTTGTGGGTACGCCGGGGCGGGGAAGGATACCGTAGCGCGGCATCTGGTGAACAGCTCGGGCTTCACCGCCCGGTCCATCTCTTATCCAATCAAGGTGATGCTCAACACTCGGTTTGGGTGGTCCCACCATATGTGGGAGGACCGGGAATGGAAGGACCGCCCGTGTCAGCAGTACGGGGCCTACGACGCCGGCAACTGGGGGGAACTCCCTTGTTTTAGTCCGCGCTCTTGGGCGCAGTGGCTGGGCACCGAAGTGGGCCGAGTGCTTGGCGGCGAGGATGTCTGGATAAACATGCTCCTTTCCAAGTACAACGCAAGTCCTCGGGATAGCCATTGGGTTGTCAGCGATGTTCGGTTTCCTAATGAGGCGCAGTTGATCCGCCAAGCGGGCGGCGAAGTCTTTATGATCTCGCGGGGCGGGCTGCTACCGGATAACCACGCGAGTGAGCGTGCCGTTAATGAGGTTGTGGCGGACAGATGGTTCGACAACACGGAAGGCAACCCGGGGGCTCTGCTAGACGCCGTTGACCAGTACATCGCGGACTACCTCTGATGAGAGTTCTACCTTGCAAGTACCACGAGGACGGTACTCCCGTGTTCAGTACGTCGATACGGGTCGTCAAGCTGGCTCTGTCTGATCTGGAGGAGGGGGATAGAGTCACGCGGTGGCAGTACCTCAACCGAGCCATCCTGGCTCTCACGCCACCACGGTGGGCGTCCATGAACGACACCGAGAAGTGGGTGCTTCTCCGCATTCTCGTCCGACGAGGAGAGGAGTACGTCCCGGACTGGATTGACCCCGCTCTGTGGGCGGATCTGCGGACAAAACTGTACTGGTGTGATTTCAACGTGGACACGGACCTGCTGGAGATTGCACGGGGTGGTAATATCAACATGACCACGAGCGACGGCAGACGGAAGGCTCTGGCGCTCCTCAAGGAGGCTGCCCGTAAGGAAGTAGGCTACGAGGCTGCCGCTGGGTTTGTGTCCCAGATCGACTTCACGGGCAACCCCGCCATGCCAGCGCAGGGAGACGACTATGAGTAAGGGACCGCGTACGCACATCATCATCCCCGACACGCAAGTTAAGCCTGGGGTGCGTATCGACCACCTTACGTGGGCGGGCCGCTACATAGCGGAGCGGTCCCCGGACGTGGTGGTTGTTATGGGCGACTGGTGGGACATGCCCAGCTTGTCCTCCTACGACCGGGGCAAGAAGTCCGCCGAGGGGCGCAGAGTGCGGGATGACATAGACGCAGGCAACGAGGCCATGGAGCGCATGTTGACCCCCATGCGGGCACGCCGCTCCTTCTGGAACAAGGTTCGGCTGGTGTTCCTGGAGGGGAACCACGAGCAGCGCATGAAGCGCGCCGCCGACGACGCGGCGGAGCTGGATGGCATGTTCGGGCTGCGTGACCTTAATCTCGACAGCTTCGAGATCCACCCTTTCCTGTCTGTGGCTCGTATAGACGGGATCAGCTACTCGCACTTCTTCCCTCGGGCGGCGTCCGGGGCTATCACCCAGTCACGCCGTGGGGCACCTTCTGCAAGGGCACAGTGTATCCGGGAGGGTGGGTCGGCCACTGCCGGCCACCAACAGGGGCTGGATATCGCCCCCGTGGTACTGGGCAATCGGCTCCAGTGGGGGCTTATCGCGGGGTCGTACTACCAGCACGACGAGGGGTACCTAACGCCCCAAGGTCACGACTATTGGAAGGGCATTGTGGTGAAGCACGATGTCCACAAGGGCCAGTACTGCCCTATGATGGTAGACATGGCGTACTTGAAAAGGAAGTACACAAAATGAACAAGACGACAGAGGAACTGCGGGCGGATTATAGAGCGGCGAAGCGGGCAACGTCGGCGGCGGATAGTCTGGCGGCGCAGAAAGCGCATCTCGCGGCGCTGGCTTGGGCGGCGCAGATGGAAGCGTGGGAACCGTACTGGGCCGCACTGGAAAAGGAGCAGAAGCCATGAGCGCCCAGCGACTTGAAATCATAGAGCGGTACGTCGGTCGTCTGATCCTCTGGCATTCGCCCGGAAAGGAGCTTGACTCGTACCGAGAAGAACTACGCCTTGCCACGGTCGAAGAATTGAGGTCGGACTGGATGGCGGCGGTGAGGGCGTCCCGCGATGCGGGCGAGGCGGCGGATAAGGCCGAGGGGGTTGCCCTCGGAGCGAGTGAGGAGGCGGATGCGGCAGCATGGGTGGTAGGCGTGACTGAGGAGGCCCTCCTAGCCGCGCAGAAGAAGGGGCAGCCATGAGCAAGACGGTAGGGGTATTGAAGAAGCAATGGGAGGCGGCTGAGGCGAATGCGCTGGGGCTTGTGAAATGGGCAGCGGATGCAAGAAAATCCTTTGACGCGGCGGAGGCGGAGTTGAAGCGGGCAAACGCGGCGAACAATTCGGCGTGGGAAAAGGCGGATGAAGCGCTGGTAGCGTACCGCTACGCGGCGAGAAAGGAAAATCAGCCATGACCAAGACGACAGAGGAACTTCGGGCAGAGTGGCTGGTGGCGCAGGATGATGTGTGGGCGGCGGAGGACGTAGCGTGGGCGGCGGCGGATATGGAGTTGATGGACGCGGCAACCAGTTTGGCTGAAAAGGCGGAGGACGCAGCATGGGGGGCGTACCGGGCCGCACTGGAAAAGGAACAGAAGCCGTGGCCAATACCCTAAAGGAAGAGCGGAGGTTGTGGGGCGGGGCGGATTTTTCGCTGCCCCCCGGTCAGCAGGAGGAGCTAATGGCTTTGGAAGCGTATAAGACGGCGACGGCCAGGACCAAGACGGTAGCGGCAAAGCGGGTGGAGATGGCCACGTTGGCGGCAGCGCACAGAGCGTGGCAGGCCGCGATATGGCATATGACGTCCGAGCCGTCATCAGACGTTAAGATGGATGGGTACAGGGAAGTGGAGAAGGAGGCTTGGAAGGCGTACCGAGTGGTACTTAAAGACTACCTAGCCGGGGAGAAGGACTATGACGCGGTGATCTGGTAAATGAAGCTCATTGTGGGAATTGCGGCGGGGTTGGTTGTGCTTCTTGGGACGGCTGTTACCGTTCTTGACCCGGGCAGGAAACCTGCGCCGGTTGAATCCTCGGATACCCCAGTAGCTGTGGTGATAACCCGGGTTTGCGATCAGGTTTATGTGATCAGTTTTGTGCTCGCCGATGGGGGAGCGGTATCCCTGACCGCCGAGGACATCGAACGGTTGGGGGAGGAGGACGTTACAGCGGCCATCAAGGTCGTCAAGGCCGTCCACGTAGTCAGTGTTTCAAACTTCGCGCTGTGCGGAGCTTAACTCAGGAGTCTATATATGCACATTTTCAAGTATGAGAACGAGTACAACGACAACCACCCCGAGAGCGTTGTGGTACGTGTACGCTCTGACACCGAGGTGTTGGATGACGTGGTTGCGGCGTTCAAGACGTACCTGACCCACGTGGGGTACACCGAGGATCAGGTTAACTGCGTCCAGTTCGAGAGCATCGCGGGTGACTATATGTGGACGGAGGACAGTGTAAAGCCCTCGGAGGAGGAGAGCACGCCCCCGTACTAAAAGGCAGAGAGTAGCCCGTTTACTTGGGCAGCGAGGTTATCTCGATCTCTCGCGCAGTTAAAGGCAAGCCCGACAACAGCTTGTTCAATATCTCTTGGTAGGAGACCCCCTCCGGGGGGTTCGCCAACTCCTGGGACAGGGGGACCGGCTCCGGGCAGGGGGCCGGTACCACCCTGACTGGCGTTGCGCAGCCTAGCAAGCAGAGCGACGTTCCGAGCGTACAAATCACGAGACTTGCCTTGTTCATCTACTAACCTCTTTGTAGCCCTTTCCTGCGCCAGCCGTCTGGCTTGCTCTATCTCCTTTACCCGCCCTACCTGCTCTGCGACAGCCTTGTCGTTGGCGGCGTGGATCTGCACTATCTTCGCTTGGAACTTCTGGGCCGCGTTGGTGTACCCCCAGCGGTAGATCCCCCCGAGCACAACCGCAAGTAGGACAACCCCGGCTAGGGGTTTCCAGTATTTCAGTAGCCAAAGGGGCACGTCAGATCGGATGGCGCGTGACGCGCAGGTAGACCATCAACACGGCGATGACGCCCAAGAGCGGGCCGTAGACCACCTCGGGGATTAGCTCCTTGAATTGCGGCAAAGATGCCTCAATTGCGCCAAGGACGGCGATGACGGCAGCCCACCGCACAGTCCGCGATGCGAACCACGGCTTGACCTCGTCCATAAAAAAGTCTTTCATACTGATTCTCTCTTTGGGTAAATGAAACTATCGGTGGCTTGCTTGAGTAGGTGCCCGAACTGCTCTATGACGGACTCTTTGCCGTAGTCCGAGTGGGCGGCTACCCACAGCATAGCGTGGGAGAACTCGTGCCAGAACGCTTGCTCGACGACTGAGGGGGAGATCCCCGGGCCGTCCTTGACCAGACAGATCAGCAGTCTGTCCGGGATGATCAACCCATACACCTCTTGCCCGGCCATCTCCTCCAGTACTCCCGGGGAGCACCGCTTGACCTGGAACGTGTGGGAGCCTAGTTTGAAGGACTTGGGGACACGGGCACGGGCTACAGGACTTCTTTTGGCCATTGTCCCGTCCTCATCATAAGGGAGAGGCGCTTGGACCTGAACCCTACCTGCCGAGCCCAGAGCGACTGGAGCATGTACACCGACGCGGGGGTGTAGTCCCGGTCTTGCACGGCCTTTAGGGTCCGCTTGAACTTCAAGAGACCGGCCACCCCGAGGTTAAACGCCATGTCGATCAGGACACTGCGGCGTACCTCGTCCAACTCCATGACCCACGGTAGGGCTCGGTACAGGGCCGCCGAGTGCTCCTCTATGTCGTGGTCGAGTAGGAGGTCGATGATGTCCTCGGGGAGCCTACCGCCCTTTGCCCGGTCGATCAGGTGCCCCACCCCTATGGTCCAGTACCCTAGAGAGTCTTGGTAGGCGTAGGGTACCCGGCCCTCGTGGAGGCTCAAGAGCTTGTGGATCTTGCTCATAGGCGGGACTTGATCCACTCACCGAACAGAACCCACGCGGCGGTCAGCGCCGTGCCTATGATCGTCAACAGACCCCACGCCCCTTGGTACCGCTGGAACTGGACCTCCAGTGCATCAATACGCTTGTCGTGGACAGTCTCTATTAGGCCCCGCTGGGTCGTTGCAGCGCCCAGCGCCAAAAGGAGTTCGGCGTGTCGTTCCTTTGACCTCTCCCGTTGGTCCTCCATTCTGGTTTCCAGCCGGGCAATACGTTGGACCACGTCCATGTTGTCAGGCATCGAAGGTCTCCTACGGGTTAGCGAAAGTCTCTATCTTCCGGTGGGTTCGGCGGGTAATCCCGGGGAACAACAGGAGGGGAAACCTTCTTGGGCTTTTTGACCCGGTAGTAGATGAACCCAACCACGGCGGTAAACAGCGCCAGTACAATCAGAACCTCAACAACCTTACTCATATCAAGCCTCACGTGTATGTGAATATCACGACGCCCCGCGCACCAGCGCCGGACACTACAGAACTAGTACCACCACCGCCGCCACCGGGCGCTAGGCCCGCCCCCGCTACGGCCCCGCTCGAAG